CCAATCTTGCCATGCAGTAACCAAAGTAGGTTTGGTAACTTTTGACATACATACATAAACACGTAGTTGAGTAGTAGATTGCATTTGGTTAGTATATTGAAACTTAAAATTATAAGAATCAATTCTCATTTTAGTCGATATGTGACGAAAATAGGTAGGATCTACATTAGCATTAACAAGGCCACCAGCAGTGTCCCTGAAAGCAAACTGATTCCAATATTGATAAGCTTTTTGAAAGAAGTCATTGAGTATACAAACAGGTGTATTATCAACACCTTGTCTACCAATTGAAGAACGTGCACTTCCAGTACCCGAATTAGTCATATACGAAGTATTGGTGATTGCCTTGACAATGTTCCATTGGTTGCTTTTTGCCTTCTTATATGTGATAGAGACCGTTTTAGTCTGATCATGACCACCAGAATCTTTTCTAGAGACAACCATTTTCTTAAACGATGGGCGAGGTCTAGCTTTGGTAGGTCTCCTTTTAGGAGTGAAGTTTTTAGACGGAGGCCGTCGGGAAGGTGCTGTGATTCTTCCTCTGGCAATCGGTTTGGTTCTAGCGGCCATTTTTTCAGGAGTCGAATTTTTGATAGGGTTATTCTTTTGATATACCGGATCGCGTTTATCAAATGTTTGACGCATTTTAGTAGCTAATCTATATGTACCATATAAGGCAGCGCCGTATGGGGTCCAGTTGCGGACAAATTCAGCTGATTTGCCAGCTATAAACAATCCTCTTCGAAAATTGCTCTGTCTTGCAAACTCTGGCCAATAACTATTAGTCATTTTTGATAGGGTTAAAACACAAAATTTATTTCTTCAACTGTTATCTTTCTGAAACGGCGCTCCAAAGCTGAGAGGAGCTGTGCATCTGTTCCAAATAGTTCGGTGATGGTGTATTGGGAGGTGACGCAGATTCGTTGGGGTCGAATCTGTTTGGACTTACCCTTGCTCTCCGATATGAAGGGGTAGTGATCAGCCCAGATCTTAAGGAAGTTTCCGATCCAGGAGGCACAAGAGTGATCGACGTCATCAAGGAGGACAGTGGACTGGTCGTTGTATCCGTCCCACCATTTATTAAGTGGTTTGGGGTAGAGGTCCGGGAATTTGTTTCTGATTCCACGAGACTTTCCACATCCAGAAGGTCCGTATATCCAAAATCCACATGTTCCAGGAAGGGATTGAATGGGTCCCATATGGTCAACCCATATTGAATGGAGGGTTCGATAATGGGAGATATAGATCTGAGGGTCGATTGATTCCAAATCTCCTTTTCTACAAAGATCAAGAGCTGTAGCCCAGCGATCACGTTCAGCATCGCCGTTGTCCTGAGGGGTGGCAGGTAGCTCTCCAGCCTCGAAGAAGTCTCCGTCCTTCTGACAGTAAGTCTTGCACTGAGCTGGATTACCTCGTGCGAGTTCCACGTGAGCACCAAGAATTGTGGTCCTGACTGAATTTGCACGTCTGGCGTTGGGGAATACCACAAAGCCTTGAAGATGGCGAGTACCCGTTGTTGGAGCAGTCTCCTTCCCGAAGCAGACATAGCGAACGGTATCCGGATAGAGAGCCAGGAGATCGGTACAGTGGTTCGGCTCATAGTTATTTAGAGTAAAGACCCAGTTCCTCGACCGTTTATTGGACATAAACGGGGGAAAATTGGCTGTTTATATATAATTGTGAAGCCTCAAAAGCCCGTGGAACATTTTGGAACTTTTTACCGGTAAACCTTTTCTTTTTTTTGATGTGTCAGTTTTGGCACTGACACGTAGGGTCTAGGGTAATAATAGAACCTAGACCCTATGTGTCAAAAAAATTTTTCCCGGCCGTGGGGGGCAAGAGGGCTAAAGCCCTTCGCTTCGCGACCCCCCGGTAGGCAGATAACCTGTCGGTTATATTTTCATTATGTTTGTTAAAATTAAATGGGTTTTTATTAATTAAGCTGTAGGAGCTACTAACTGATCTTCAACAGCACCAGATTGTTCGTCAATAGTAAATAGATTAGTAAGATTGGTAGGCAAATCACTTCCCCACCTTGCAACAAGTTTAGGGAAAGGTGAAACAATTGATCCTTTAAGAGTAGCATGATACTGAAAGATAACTTTGTTTGCAGTAGTCGATATAAGTCCCTGAGCTGGTGTACCACCAGCAGTACCAACAGCAGCTGAAGTATTATCACCCGCCTGTCCAACTACAACAGGAAGAAAGCAATAAGTAATTCCTTTAATCTGTTGATAGAGGTTAAGATAATCGTTATCCAATAATCGATTGTAGTTAATGTTAACATTAAGATTGCATGATTGACCAGGTTCCAATGAGAAATAAACCATTTTTTTAACCTTCCAATTCATATTAAATAATCTGCATCGAGTAGGTTTGGAACCAATCATATCATAAGACTCAGTATTTGTGATAGCCTGAGGATTGATAGTGGGCTTACCGGATTCATCGATTAATCCTTGTACCCAATCTTGCCATGCAGTAACCAAAGTAGGTTTGGTAACTTTTGACATACATACATAAACACGTAGTTGAGTAGTAGATTGCATTTGGTTAGTATATTGAAACTTAAAATTATAAGAATCA